CCATTAGCAGCCAACGTAATCTCAATGGCTGCGGGAGCAGTACCACCAAGAAGAATGTTGCGAGCCGGGCCACCATTAAACGCCACTGTCGGAGACAGAACGTTGTTTCCGTTGGTAAACTTGATGGCCACAAGCGTATTCGCCTTAGGCTCATTATCAGTAACCGTCTTTGCAGCAGTACCAATGGCAGTGGCCGTAGTAATAACTGGAATTGGAAGATCGCCTAAACCAAGAGCAGCACCGGCTGCGTTGACGATCGTAACATCTTCCGTAACGATACTCGCTTCAGGAGTCTTAGACCCGAGTCGAAGTTGCCTAATGATTTTCATGTTTATACCTTTCAAAGTTGATTTTAGATGAACGCTTCTTTGTTTGCTTTATAAGCAACATATGCATCCATTAAAGCTGACACATTGTCAATCTTATCTTCTGCACGCTTCTTCAATAACTTACGGTTCCCGTTGGTATCCTCAAGCGTTATGGCATTACCCATAGCAAAAGACATCAACTCTTCATCGAAAAGCAACTTACGTTCTTCTGTAAATAGCTTAAGTTCTCCAAGAGGCACAGACTCGGTCTTAGCGCCCTGAATAACTTTTTCGATGCCGTATGGGCCGTTTTCAGATTCCCATCTGACTACGAATTCTCGAGCATTGTACGGGTCGTATCCAAAACATCGCACATCATATTCCATGCGAATGATGAACGCGTCCAAGTCATCATAGACTTCCATCATATCTAACACCGTTCCTTCAAGAACGTGTAGACTTCCTTCATCTATGAATTGCTCATACTTATGCCGCATAGCTCCTGGGAGTTTATGCAGAGTTAGTGATGTAATATAACTTCGTGTCTTTACTCCAAAAGATCCATTACTAAGTGGAAATAGGAACGTAAATGCACAGAAGTCATCGCCTTGTGAGAGGTCGGCTCCAAGAGAACATGGCATTCCATAGAAATCGACAGTATTGTGGACTAACGTTTCTTCATAAGTGAAGAAGTACGTAAAACCCTCCATCGGAATTCCGAATCGCTTGGCAAGGATGTCATTTCGCGAAGCAGGAGCTTTCTCCGCCCGCTCAACATCGAGTTGGTATGTATCATAAGTGACAGTGAGACCAAGATTAGGATTAGCCTTGATCCACATAGCCGGGTCAGCAACCTCTTCGAGGTCGTCTAACTTATACCACCAAATTGAAACGTGCGGAGCATCATACTCACCCTTAAGAATACTAGCTAACTCTAATTTAATAGTGTCGCCAGATCCGTTTCTAACGGTTCCTTCAGAACTAACCGCGAGAATGATGTAGTCATCAAGCTTTGAAGCACCCTGTTCGACGGCACCGACAACATCCTCTCGAATATCGCCAGACAACCATTCGTCAATTGTAGAGATCTTTGGTCGAAGACCTTGGAGCTTAGCAATCGACATAGGCCGAATTTCGAGAAGAGACCCTGTCAAGAAATTCTCGACACCCTTCTTAGTGGAAGCAAGCTTAACGCGATTTGCTCTAGATCCTGTAGTATTCTGAAGGGATCCCTCAGTCAGGAACTTGAATAAGGGGCCGCGACCTCTTGTGACGGCCGTTCTAAACGGAGACATCACTTCATCTGCCTGCTTCATTGTCGGAGCAGTTGTGATTTGGTGCGTGGTCGACGTATCGACATTGAGGAAGAATGCCTGAATACAGGCAGCATACATTGACTTAGCTGCACCACGTGCAACAATAAGATACTGCTTTTTGATCAAGCGCTTCTTTACTTCTGTCGTTCGGTACTTACCTGGCTCTCCATTTTTACCTGGGTGATACACTTCTCGGTTTACGAAGTAATACCAACCAAAGAGTTGTTCAGCCCATACCTTGAATGATGGAAGTAGAAAGAGATCGCTTCCGTCAGTAAGAGTTAATTCATTCTCACAATACTTTACGAATCCTTCTACAGCTTTATCGTCATAATAGATATTCGGATTAGCAATGAGCTCATCGATTCGGTTCATTTCCATAGAGATTTCGCGATTAACGATAATCTCACCCCGAAGAACCGCGTCTCTAAATTCACCGTAGTACTTGGGGGTTGCGGTGTTTGACAAACTCATGCGCCCCCCTTTTTTATCTCAGGTAGTGGCTTTAGTTGCGTTCGTTACAAGCTTCTTCGCACTATCAATGGTTGCTTGCGCGGCCTTTGGATCAGGTTTAGCCATTAGACCACCGGTAAACTTAGCGGCATGACTGTTTCCAACCTTTACCACTTGTGTCATGGCGACTTGTCTAATGGCTTCGTTGGCAAACTTTTTAGCTGCCTGCATTCTTCCAGGAGGCATCGCTGTAAGATCCTTGTACTGCTTTTCCATTTGTAAGCGATTAACCGCTTCTCTCAACTGAGCATCACTAAGATCATCTACGTTTGTCTTCTTGTTAGAAGTCTTCTTTGCGGCTGGAGCATCCGGCTCTTCAGTCTTCTTTGCGGCGGGCTTCTTAGAAGCTTCGAAATCATCGCCTTTCTTATTCTCGGCTTTCTTGTCGCCGTCCCCAGACTTGGCTGATCCACTCTTCTTGCGAACGCCCCATCGCATACCTCGAACGCCGAAGTGCTCAAGAAAATCTTTACCTAAGTCACTCATTTTACACGGTCTCCTTTAGCGTTACTAAGCGCCACTCATACTCTTCAATCTGATCGGTCATTGCCGAGATCAGATAGCTTGTACCAGGCGGGTCGAATAGCATCTTCACTTTCAGGAAGACGTATGTGCGTACAATACTTTGTAACGCCAAGTTGTTCGGAGATCCTAACGGATCGATAAAATCATCCCAAACAGCAAGCTCATTTTCTATACTGAATCCGACGGCTGGACCGATACCTAACTGCATCAATACACCAAAGGCTGTGTTAATGTGTAGAATAACATCCAGATCGAATGACGTGTCAGTCTCTGGAATGCCGAGAACCTTCTTGGTACTAATTAAAATACTGCTCTCCATGTTAACACCTCCTTTAGTATTACCATAGTCTAGTATCGCCAGGAACTCGTTCTACAAACGGAGTTACCAATAACGTTTTATCGCCATAATGAATGGCGTTATGCGTATTCATTGTGGTTGTTATTAGAAACTCCGGGTCTAGAACTGCGTCCTCCCGGTTAACGATATCTTCAACGGTTATTGGATTCATGTGGTGAACTAGGATTTCTCCATGTATTTCATACCCGAATACGCCTAAATCACACCCTTTATCCCTGATAATTGCCTGTCGACGTGCATATTTCCACTCATTTGATTGATATAATGCTTGATTAATATAGCGATCATATCCAAATGTAGCTTCACCGACAATACCTTTTAACTGAAGATATTCATATCGATCTTCAAACGAATCCAACCGTTTAAGCTCAGAATAGGTCCTAACGATCGTCATAATCGTCGTAACCTTCGTCGTCAATAGGATCTTGTCCAGAATACTGGCGCATAGCATTAAGCGCTTCAGCATATAGTTGCTCAACGTTTCTCGCCGACTGAAGTTGCTCAACCTTGGCCTTTAATACGGCATTCTCCGCTTCAAGTTTCTCTCGTTCGAGACGCTCTCTTGGCGAAGCAAGCTTTAAGAAGTGGGTCATTACCTGAGAACTAGCAGTACCCTCACGTATTTGCCTCTCAGCTAAATCCATAGTGAGATTAACTATCTGATTTTCTCTACCTTCAGGGGAGGTTGCAGGGCGTCTCTGTGGTTTTTCTTCTTGTTTCCTATGAGATACCATACAACCTCCCTTCTTAAGGCTATAGTGCTTTAATAGGCTTAGATACCCACGCTGAACCATTCCACCATTTAGATGGTTTAGCCGCCCAAGCTGAACCGTTCCATACTTTTAGTACAGCAGTTGCACTTACTGGAGCTCCACCCATTAACAGCAAAGAATCGCCTGGCATGGTGAGGACTTGGTCCCCGGCCATGGTTAGACGATAACCAACGCTCTTTGGTAAATAGTACTCAACATAAAGGCTGGGCGCACCTACTCCAGTTGCAAAGTCCCATGCTTTTGCCGTACGAACATTAGTTCCAGAACCAGTTGGATCAAATCGAAGCACAATGTCAGATGCTTGAGTCCAGCCATTAAGATTAACCAACTCTTGTATAATTGATGCCAGATTTGGAGTTCTCTGTGCTGAAAGTCGATCTCCTATCGCAGCCCATCCTGGAATTGAGTTCCAAGACACACTAGCAGTAGTAGGAGTACGACCTGAAATATCGAATGTTCCCGGAGCAACATTAAAGGCTGCTGGTGTAGCTGACTTATGCGCCGTAATAGCAATCGTCGGAGAAGATCCAGTAGTTACTTCATCAACTTCAAATTGAACATAAGCGTTGACAATAGTCGACCCCGCTGGAATTCCAAGAGTTTTGAATAGTAAGCCAGTCCAGTTTATACCGAAACTTACGTCATAACCTAATTCAAGATCGGATGATCCTATAAATACTTCGCCTAATGGATCTTCTTCAGCATCATTTGCAGAAGAGGTAATACTTTTATGGAATCTTAATCCAACTCCAGCGTTAAAATTATCAGCAGTTGGAGTAGTTCCACCTGTCGTAAACAATACGCCTATGCCAGGTTTTCCTGACGGAATCCTAGTATCATTCACAGAAAGTACAGATACATCATTTACATACATTACTATGTCGGAACCAACCGCAGTTAAGAGTAGTCTTCTTGTGCCTGTTGCTCCAACGCCAGTAGTAGAAGCGATTCGAGCTGAAGTATTATTTACCGTTCGCCATATAGAATAAGTACCGCCATTTTCCGTAGACCATAGTGCTTGATAATATGTTTTCTCAGTTGAGGAAACTCTAACCATTACATCAACTTCACTATACGCCGTACCTAACGTAGCTTCGACTTCTGCCCACTGATCTGTAGCATTTCGCATACTCGAATACAACGCCTCGGCCGCCGTATTTACTGTATTTGAAATCACAGCATTAGACGCAATTTGAGGGTTAGCCATTCCAGTGACAGTAGCCCACTCAGGTCCTAAGCCGCCATTGGCTCGGTTAAAATTATCAGAAGCTGCTGTTGCGGTCGCAGAAGCAAGTACTTCAATAGTTCCACCAAACGTAACAACACGACCCGAACGCCAGGTAACCCCCCAGTTCTCATTTCCAGCCGAGACACCAATCCAATCGCCGGCCCAAACATCGTAAGTCCCTGCAACTTCCGCATCCTCACGCTCTGTAGGCGTTCCAGTAAGCGTGAGTTGGGTGGCTCCTCCTCCAAGGGCATTCCAGTCACACCATGCCGAGACCACCGCTGAGTTGGCAGTAGCAGTGAGATTCTGAAACTGATCACTGGCAGTAATTGCTGCTGCCGCTTTGTTACCTATCCCAGCAGTGTTAGTGAAATGCCATGCTTGGAGCGCACAGCGCGTAGACACAAGGGCGCCTCTAGTATAAACGGCCGAAATGGTCCCGGACCCAGCGCCTGTCGCTACACCGGTCCAGGACCGACCAACGGCGTTGGCATTCTGATTACTTCCGGCACCGCCATTGGAGGTCCAAACGATGTTTGTTTCGGCATCTATGACGAGATCCGGTGTTTCTACTGTGTCACCGCTTTCGATAAACCCCATCACAACGATGACATCACCCGCCGACCATGTGAACGATGCAGCGACAGAAACAGTACTATTCACGGCATACGTGGTAGATGCGACATTCTTGGAGAAGGCGACCAGTGTAGGAGCTGCCATAACTAATCACCTTTCCATATTAATAATCAGACTCAATATAAACTTTAGCAACTTCGAGGTTTGCTGCTGAAGCGACTGCCCCGTTATTTACTTCAGCCTTAAACGCAAGCCCCGTATTTACAGCCGGTAAATCGCTGTTATAACTTGTATCTAAAACAACCACTCCAGTATGAATATTTGTAATCTTGACCGAAATATCCGTAACCACACCTGGGGCGCAAAAGATGATCATGTCGTAGCCATGCGTTGTGTTTCTCGCAGCATTTGTTGCACCAAGATCTACTTTAGTAGACGTACCAGTACCATCGTTACGATAGAATTGCCAATTACCAGTAGAGGCATCGGTAGTATCATACCCCATTCCAAGCTGATTAACTTGAGCAGCTACGGCACCTGCCGTTGAGGCAAGAGCTCCTGTGTTAGCACACAACCCTACGAAACACTGAGCCCCGTTAAGATTAATGTTCTGGCCGAATTGAGCTCTAAAGAAGAACCCACCATATCCGGCGGCGTTTCCTCGGAACCACTGTGTATATGCGGTACGCATACCACTAAGGTTACCTGCAGTACCCGACGTAGCGAACCGCTTACGAGAAGTTGCCTGCCATGGGTTGGCGCTGGCAATGGTTTGCTGAAGACTCATGGTCGCTGCTGTGGTTAACGTTCCGCCAAAGATAGTAGGAGCCGTGGTACCTGATGCGGGGGCAATCATAACTATAGAGTTACCATGAAATCCAGCTTGGATTGCGGTGTCAACACCAGAAGGCCCTTTGAATTTCGGCAGGGTTTTTCCTGCGTAAGGCCTTGCATAAACTTGAATCTCTCCTGAAGGTGTGGCTGGCTCTGCTGCCAATGAAGGAAGCATAAGTCGACGACCTAAACCCCTTGATAATTCAAGAGCAGTCATAGTCATATCGCTGCCGGCAGCATTATCGGTAGTATCACTTACATCTACTCCGACAAATTCATCTCCATCTGCAAGATTCGCACCAGTTAAATTTGGAAATTCTGTTGGGCGTTCGTTAGCCATAATTTACCTCAGGTCGTGTCGATCCAGAAATCGGTTGATGTAACCGCATTAGCAGGAGTAGCAGTCCCAACCCAAACTACTACCCCTGCATTAGCAGGACGAGCCGTCGATCCAGTTGCGCCATGAAATACATAGGTAGGTAACTGTGGAGCTACTACTATTCCCAAAGCTTGAACTTTGTCATTAATTAACATGCTCAGGAATCCTTTCTACCTAATATATAAATCAAGCAACAACAACTGCTCGATACGCAGAAGCGGCTGGAGCAGTAGCAGTCAAGATAGTAACGCTGTTCACTGAAGTATGCTGAACTTCACACATGACGTCACGCTTTGAGCCACCAACCTCATACACCATGACCTGTACGTCATTAGTATTAAGGTTATGGGTAATAACATAGCTCGTTGCCGAACCATCACCAAATGTTTGCTGGAAGCGCTTAGGTGCTGAGGCCCAGGTCTTCAACTTCAATGGAGTGACGAAACGAAGATCATCAGTTCCAGTGTCAGTTTCGGCCTGGGTAGCAATCTCAGCAATACCAGCCGTGGTCTCACTAGCCGCAGGGGCTGAAGTGCCAAAGGCAGTGAAGGCCAAGTTGGTGGTATCAAGAGTAACGTTAACTGCAGTCTGACGGAATGTAGCGCCAGCACTGGTTCCCTCTTCAACCACAACAACAGCCTGCTCAACTTCTGCAGCAACGTTCATATCAAGAGCGCGCGTAGCCGGGGTGGCAGCTCCGTTCCAGATGTAGATGCCGTTCTGGCTTGCAGTCGACTGATCCTTAGCGAGGAAACGGTCGTTTGCAACCATAGTGATACCATCGATAGTAGCACCAGGCGAGGTTAAGTTAATGTTGCTCGAACACTATCTTTCCAAGAAAGACCTTCAACCGCACTATCGACATACGCCTTGGTAGCGACATCCTGTGCTGCAGTAGGGTTCGGTGCGTTTACAATCTTAGCAGCAGAGTTAAGATCGAGGTTAATGTTAACTAAAAGGGCCATCGTGATCTCCTATGATAGACGGGCTGTTCCAGCCATGGCGATATTAAACGTTATGATTGTCTGGTTATTACTTGTATGTTGAATTTCACCAAGGACTTCTAAACCGCCTACATTAAAGACTTGTACGGAAGGTCTATACCCTAAGTTGTGATTGATCGTCCATACAGTAACGGGCGAAACTTGTGTGAAGTCGAAGCCCGCACCACTAGGACCAGGAGGGCCAGGAGGACCTTCGGGACCAGGAGGACCTAATGTCGTAACAACAATGTTGGTCTTGGGCTGCTGCAACAGAAGAGTAAGAGATTCTGGGGCAGCTACTGAGATGGTCTGGGTTTCCTGAGTAACAACAATACTCTGAGTCATGCGGTAACTACCCCCTGGAATACCACGGGTAATGGTTCGTCGATGACAATAACTGGTTCGCCATTGACCATACGCTTGAAGTCCATGAACCCAGTCTTATGCTCAATAGCTCCTGCGACCGTGTTGTCCATAGTTAGGATCAGTTCGCCGTCGACACCATTCGTCTTAAACGTTACAACCCAGTCTGCAATCTTGGTGGATGCTGGATCTGGAGCTACTCTAATCTCACTTGTAATGGGAGTGGTAGAAACATCATACCCGAGAGACAGGGTCAGGGTGTTTGTGCGGTGCTTGTACACAACAACAGTGTTATCCATTAGGC